ATGAGCGACTTTGCCGACCTGATGAAGGACGTTGCCCTCGCCCTCTGCGGCAAGCCGAACGAGCGGTTGTCGAAGGCAACCGAGCTGCGTTTTGGCACCAACGGTTCGTTGTCGGTCAAGATCGACGGACCGGAGAAGGGCACGTTCTACGATCACGAGGAAGGAAACGGCGGCGGCGTTCTCGATCTCATCGTCAAGAAGAAGGGCGGCGACAAGCACACGGCCCGCGAATGGCTCGATCGCACCTTCGGCCTCGATCCGTTGCCGCCCAAGACGGCGACCACCCGCCGTGAGGTGGCGCATTATGACTATGTCGATGAGGCCGGCGAAGTGCTGTCCGAAGTCGTTCGCTTCGAGCCGAAAGACTTCCGTCAGCGCCGCCCCGACGGCAAGGGCGGTTGGATTGGGAATGTCAAGGGCGTTCGTCAGGTGCCCTATCGCCTGCCCGAGCTGCTGGAAGCGCTCGACGCCGGCCGGACGGTGTTTGTCGTCGAAGGCGAGAAGGACGTTGACCGTCTCAAGGCGCTTGGCATCGTCGCGACCTGCAACGCCGGTGGCGCCGGCAAGTGGAAGGCCGAATTCGGCGATTTCTTCCGTCACGCCTCGGTGGTGATCATTCCCGATAATGACGACGCCGGGCGGGATCACGCCGACATGGTTGCCCGTTCGCTCGACGGCAAGGCCGACGACGTGCGCGTGCTGGACCTGCCCGACCTGCCCCGCAAGGGCGACGTGTCCGACTGGCTCAATGCCGGCGGCACGGCCGAAGCGCTCCACCGCCTGGTCGACATCGCCCCGCGCTGGCGCCCGAGCGTCAAGACCCGTCTGCCCTTCGTCATGTACGGCGATGAGGACAACGCCCCGCCGCTGTCGTGGCTGGTCAAGGGCGCCCTGGTCAACAATGGCCTATCGTCGATCTTCGGCGGCCCGGGCACGTCCAAGACGTTCCTTGCTATCGACCTCGCCTTGTGTGTGGCGCACGGCCGCGACTGGTTCGGACGGCGCGTCACCAAGGGCGCCGTGGTCTACGTGACCGGCGAAGGCAGCTCCGGCTTGCGCCAGCGCACCAAGGCGTGGCGCCAGGAGAACGGCGGCGAGCCGCGTGTGCCGTTCGTTATGGTGCCGACATCCGTCAATCTGTTCGATGACGACACCGGCGCCGACGCCCTGATTTCCGACGTGGCGTTCCATGCCCAGACGCTGGAAACGCCCGTCCGCCTGATCGTTCTCGATACCCTGTCCCGCATGATCGGGGCCGGCGATGAAGACAAGGCGAAAGACATCAACGTTGTGGTGCAGCGGGCCGAACGCTTGCAGCGGGAGACCGGCGCGCACGTGCTGATCGTTCACCACAGCGGCAAGGACCGGGATCGCGGCATGCGCGGTTCCAACGCCCTCCTCGGCGCTGTCGACGCGGCGGTTGAGGTGGTCAAGCATGAAAGCGGCCTCTGCGAGGCCAGCTTTGCCAAGGTGAAGGACGGGGGCGACCTCGAAACCCTTCGGTATCGGCTTTCGAAATCGGTTCTCGGCGTGGACGAGGATGGCGAGGACATCACCTCGTGCGTCGTCTGCCCTGCGGATGCGAACGAAGGCGCGACGAAGGAGAGCGGCCCCAGGCTGACCAACGCCGAGGAACTCGGTCTCCGTGCCCTCAAGGAGGCGCTGGCCGAGGTGGGACAGCAAGGCGTGACAACGCGGGCACCCGCCGATGTCACGGCTGTCACAGTCGAGACGTGGCGCGAATATGCCTACCGCCTCGGCATGGTGGACAACGACGCGAAGGCAGATGCCAAGCGGCAAGCCTTCTATCGTGTCCGCCAGAAGCTCCAAGTGTATGGGATCATTGGCATTGATGGAGACTGGACATGGATCGCCAAGAAGAACTGTTGAGCGTGACTTGGCGTGACATGTCACGCTTTGTCACTCTGTCACGGGGCAGCGTGACAGGGGGTAGCCCCCTAAAGGGGGGCGTACCCCCCTGTCACAACCTGAATGCCCCGGCATCGGAGGTGCATCATGGCTGATTGGCCGTACTCGACTGCCGCTTGGCAGCGGCTGCGCAAGGCCAAGCTGGCAGTCGCCCCGCTCTGCGAGGTGTGCGCCAAGCGTGGCTTGGTGGTGCCTGCCCACCACGTCGACCACATCGTGGCCATCGCGGCCGGCGGTGACGCATTCCCGTCCCTCGATGGCCTGATGGCCATGTGCCAGCCGTGCCACTCGATCAAGACCAACGCCGTCGATCGCAAGGGCGGCAGCGGCATCAGGTTCAAGGGCGTCGGTCTCGATGGCCTGCCGATCGATCCGGGCCACCCCTTCGTGGCCGAGGGGTATACCCCCTCCGATCCCTAGCCCGTAGGGCCTGGGACCGGCTGGGTCCACACGAATTGAGTTAGTTCGAACAATGAGTTAGGCGAAAGGCAAGGTGGATTATGGGTTTGCGCGGACCGGGAGCGAAGGCGATCAGGCGGCCTCTGGGCGTCATCGGCGAGGATCGGCGCGACCTGTTCGGGCCGGTGGCCGTCAAGCCGGCGGCGCCGGCATGGGATGCCCCAGGCCTCAGCCGTGCCGAACGCGTCGTCGCTTTCCTCGAAAGCCTGGAAGTGACCGCCGGCCGCCTCGCCGGCCAGCCCTTCCGCGTCCGCGACTGGCAACGCGACATCCTCGAGGCGATTTACCGCGAGGACGAGGAGGGCAAGCGCCCGGTGCGCACCGCCGTGCTGACCTTCGGCCGCAAGAACGGCAAGACCGGACTTGCCGCCGGCCTCGCCCTCTGCCACCTCGCCGGCCCGGAAGCCGAGCGGCGCGGCGAGGTCTATTCGGCCGCCAACGACAAGGAACAGGCCGGCAAGACCTTCGCCGAGATGGTCGCCATGGTCGAGGTGCACCCGATCCTGTCGGGCCGCATCAACGTCAAGCGCTTCGGCAAGGAGCTGGAGGACCTGACCACCGGTTCCATCTTCAAGGCCCTCTCGGCCGATGTCGCTGGCAAGCATGGCCTGTCGCCGTCCTGCGTCATCTACGACGAGCTCGGCCAGGCGGCCAACCGCGAGCTCTACGACACCCTCGACACGGCCATGGGCGCCCGCGACAATCCGTTGCTGATGGTCATCTCGACCCAGGCGGCTACCGACATCGCCCCCATGAGCCAGCTGGTCGACTACGGCCGCCGCGTCAACGACGGCGTGGTCGACGATCCCTCGTTCTTCCTCGCCGAATACTCGGCCCCTGTCGACGCCGACCCTTGGGCCGAGGCAACGTGGCGCCTCGCCAATCCCGCCCTCGGTGACTTCCTCAGCCTCGGCGAGGTCAAGCGCCAGGCCGAACAGGCGCGGCGCATGCCGGCCAAGGAACCGGCCTTCCGCAACCTCATCCTCAACCAGCGCGTCGCCTCGGTCCGCACCTTCCTCGGCGTCGGCGAATGGATGGCCTGCAATGCCGCCGTCGACCTCGAACGCCTCAAGGGGCGGACGTGCTATGCCGGCCTCGACCTCAGCGCCGTGCGCGACCTGACGGCGCTGGTGCTGGTGTTCCCCGGCGACGATGGCGTGTTCGACGTGGTGCCGTTCTTCTGGTTGCCCGGCGACGGCCTCAGGGACCGCGAAGACGACGACCGCGTGCCCTATACCGCTTGGGCGACCGCCGGCCACCTGCTGACCACGCCCGGCGGCGTCATCGACCCGGCGTTCATCGCTGCCCATGTCGCCCGCATGGGCGAAACGTTCGACCTGCGCATGCTCGGCTTCGACCGCTGGCGCATCGACGACTTTCAGCGGGCACTCGGCGACACCGGCGCCGACATCCCCATGCACCCGGTCGGCCAGGGCTTCAAGGACATGGCGCCGGCCGTCGACCTCCTGGAACGCCTCGTCGCCGAGCGGCGGCTCCGGCACGGCGGCCACCCGGTGCTCACCTGGTGCTCGGCGAACACCGTCGCCACGCCCGATCCGGCCGGCAACCGCAAGCTCGACAAGATGCGCTCACGCGGCCGCATCGACGGCATGGTGGCGCTGGCTATGGCGCTGGTCACGGCGGCGAAGTTCGGAGGCGAGGAGGAGTGGGTGCCGATGGTGGAGTTGGTCTAAAGCGAGAAAAGATGAAATTTATCAATTATATAAGCCGCACATGCCCCGGCGATACTTATGCACGAAATCCAGAAGCTACACCATGCCGCCTTGGCCGCTCGCGTTGTTTCCTTCGCCATGTCTATGGTCGCAACAGAGGCCCTTCGCGCTAGCTCTTCATTTAGCGCCTTAACATATCCGTGTGTATATTTCAAATTATCAAATTCAGAATACAATTTATCCTGGGTCATTAGCCGAAGGTTTTTAATCGTCGCATCTTCAGTATTCATGATCAGTTCCCTCTATAGCGTGCAGCCTCTCTCCATTTAGAAATGGCGTCACGCTCATTCCTGCCTTTAACTTCAATGATATCACTCAGATAAGAACCGACCGCGATCCAGACAGATGTCGATTTCTGATATACATCAATCTCTATATCCCTTCCCCACACCTGCACGAGTGTTTTCATTTTCCGGCCCCTTTTTTAAACCTCACGCCTGGTCCTTCGCCGTTATCTCCAACAAAAATCACCCCCGCCGCTTCAAGAGCGGATCGGATAGCTGCGAGATTGTTCGCCATCGGGGTGCGTCGCCCCTTCTCGAAGTCCACAACAACATTGCGTGACACATTTGCCCTCGCGGCGAGCGTTGCTTGGTCCATTTCGACAAGCGCTCGGCCTGCCCTGCATTGTGCCGGTGATAGAGTCATGAAGCCCAACGTTGCGCAAAATGTTTGACACAGACACCAAGATAGAGCATGGTGCGTAATGTCTTACATTGATAGCACACGGAGTGCGCCATGAACATGCATTTGCGTGAAGGGCGGAGCCATGTCCGCGAGTTCGTCGAGGTGCCCGGCGGTTTCCGGCGCTCGGTAGAGGACGCCATAGAGGGCCTGCTGGCCGTTCTCGACCAGCTCGACGGCGATCCGGACCTTGAGGACGACGGCAGCGCCGAGCCGACGCTCGGCTGGCCGAACCAGCGCATTCCGACCGAGTTCACCGCCGAATTCACCGCCGACGGCGAGCTGGAGGAGTCCGATCCGCCAGAAGAAGACGACCCCGATGAGGACAACGGCGACGACGAGGACGAAAACTCAGACGATTCGAACCTGACAGTCCCGGAGACCTCCGGCGGCTTCATCTGCGTCGCCAATGACAACGCCGAGGAACTGGCGCTCCGCGAGCGCTTCGACCCCCGGCTTGCCCAGCGGCCGACGCGCGAGGCCCTGCGTCTGACCGGCTGGAACTTCTCGATTCCGCGCTTTCCTCAGGACGCGCCGGACCGCCCGCGCTTCTACCTCGACGATGAAATCCAGCGGCTGACAGAGCAGGCGGAAAGCCTTTAGTCGGCCGCTGTTCGCTTGGCGTGGCATCATGAGACTGGAAATTGCACCCAAAAGAAAAAAGTGACGAGAAACCTATTGAAAAACCGACAGGCTGATCCTATACGTTAGTTATGGAAAAACTGAGAGGTTGGTCATGAGGAAGTACCGTTTCAAGACATCGCTCGCATGTGACATCGCTGGTGTCGATCGCGCTCAGCTCAATGAGGTGATTTCCGGCGGCTATTATGCGTGCGCTCCGTCGGCGATCAAAGGTTCCACCCGTATCTTCGACGTTGAGCAGACGATAACGCTGTTCATCTTCGGGCACATGGTCCGGCTCGGGGTGTCGGCGCGGAAGGCGGCCGAATGGGCTACCCAGCTTGACTTCAACGTCAATCAGCTCGCCGGGGGCGACGGAATCATCGGCATCCTTCACGATGTCAACGGCATGCGTGCCGTTCACACCTTCGAAAACGGCCGGAACCTTCCCGTACTGATCTCCGGCCGGGCGGCTACCGGTTCGGCGCTGGCTTTCGATGTCGGTGCCATTCGCAAGCAGATCATCATGCGGGGCGACGAAGAGTTCAACGCGCCGGTCCTCGGCGACGACGACGAATAACCTGCATCTCCTGAGGCTGCTCCGGTCAGCCAAAATCGGCAAGCCAGGATGCCCGCGCAGGTTACCAAGGGTCATGAGCAGACAGGGTTCAATCCAAGGCGCACCGGAACCAATTCGAGTTTGAACATCGCGAGATGTACAGTCCCATAGATGGAGTTTTACTTATGCCTAAGCTGCATGAACTCAAAGAAACTCGCGCCACCAAGGTCGGAGAAATGAAGAATCTGATCAACGACGCAGAAGCCGCCGGCCGAGACCTCGATTCCGCCGAAGCGAAGCGCTTCGCCGATCTGAGGGCCGAGGTCGGCCAGATCGAGGAGCGCATCGGCCGCGCCGAAGCGCTCGACGAGATGGAGCGCCGGGCCGACGCCGAGCCGGTCGGTGGCCGGGAGATGCAGCGCGAACTGCGGTCCTACAGCCTCGCCAACGCCATCAGCGGCGCCCTGTCGGGCCGCCTGACCGGCCGCGAGGCGGAAATCTCCCAGGAGCTGACGCGCGGCCGGGAGGCCCGTTCCGGCTTTGGCAGTGGCATCAGCCTCGCTGTGCCGACCGAGGTTCTGCTCGGCAGCGAACAGCGCGACGGCCAAGTGGCCGGCACGCCGTCCGCTGGCGGCTACCTCGTGCCCACCACGCTTGCCGCCCTTGCTGGCCGCATCAATCGCCCGGCGCTGAAGGTCGAGGGGCTCGGCGCCACGGTGATGCGCGGCCTCAGCGGCAACGTCGAGCTGCCGAACATGCTGACCTCGGGCGCCGCCCACTGGCTCGCCGAGAACGCCGACACCACCCGCTCGGCCGTCAGCTTCGGCAAAGTCGCCATGTCGCCGAAGACGGTTTCCGGCGAGTATCGCATGAGCCGCCGCCTGACCCTGCAGAGCGGCACGGCCGTCGAAAACATCCTGCGCCAGGACATCGGCCAGCTGCTGGCCCAGGCGCTGGACCTCGCGGCCATCGCCGGCACCGGCGTCAGCAACCAGCCGCTCGGCTTGCTCAACACGGTCGGTATCGGCGAAGTCACCGCTTCGGCCGCCCTCAGCGACACGGCCGCCGACCTGATCGCCGCGTTGGAGCTGGATGACATCACCGGGACGGCGGCGTTTTTGACCAATCCCACGGTCATGAAGGCCGTGCGCAAGCTCAAGGACGGGCAAGGCCACACCATGCCCGTCGCCGAGATCTTCCACAACGTCCGCACCGAGGTGACGACCCAGGTTCCGGCCAACCTCGGTACCGGTACCAACAAGTCGGCGCTGATCTACGGCCTCTGGTCGGAACTGATCGTCGGCTATTGGTCGGCCGTCGACATCCTCTTGAACCCCTACCACCCGGACGTCGCGTCGAACGGCGGCGTTCTCCTGCATGCCTTCCTCGACGCCGACGTGGTGGTCCGCCACCCCGAAGCGTTCGCCTACGCGGAGGTGTGAGCGATGGCGATCCTCACCCTTGCCGAGGCTAAGGCCCACCTCAAGATCGCCGGCACCGACGAGGATGAGGCCGTTTCCGTGCTGCTCGACGCGACCGAGGATTACCTCGGCCGCATCGGCTGCCCGGTCACCGCCGATCCACTGCCGGCCTCCCTCAAGGTGGCGGCGCTGATCGGCGTGACGATGCTGTACGGCCAGCGCGACCGCCTCAGCGTGGCCAAGGACGAGGTGGCAGATATCGGCTCGGTCGAGTTCAACCCGATCGCCGCCAACCGCATCTTGGCCGGCACCCTCGACCGGCTGGTGGCTTCCCTGCGGGAGGTGACGGTATGACCGACATCGAACGTCGCGCCGCCACACTTGAAATTCGCGCCAAGGGCCGGCGCCTCGAAGGCTATGCCGCCACCTTCGGCACCGAGACGCGCATTGGCGATCGCTTCGACGAGGTGATCATGCCGGGCGCGTTTTCGGCCTCGCTCACGGCCCGTGGCGATATCCTCGCCCTGGTCGACCACGACGCCAGCCGCGTACTTGCCCGCACCCGGTCGGGCACGCTGCGCCTCGCCGAGGACACGCGAGGGCTGGCGTTCAGCCTCGACGTGCCCGACACCGGGGCCGGGCGCGACGTGCTGGCGCTGGCCGAGCGTGGCGACCTCGGCGGCATGAGCTTCGGCTTCTCGGTCCGCCAGGGCGGGGAAAGTTGGCAGGGCCGCCGCCGCGAGCTGCGGGCCCTCGACCTGTTCGAGGTGTCGATCGTCTCGGCCTTCCCGGCCTATCCGGAAACCTCGATCGCCGCCCGCGCCCGCCTCACCAATGCCCCGCGCCTTGCCATTGCCCGGCGCCACCTCGAACTCATGGAGGCCACCCGATGAACTGGTTCTCCCGCTTCCTCGGCCGCGAAACCCGCGCCATCCGTTCCGATGATCCGTATCTCGGCGAGTTCTTCGGCCTGCGCGGCACGCCCGGCTACGGCGTGTCGCCGACCGAGGTCGAAAGCAACTTGGCCGTCGCCGCCCGCTGCATCTCGCTCCGCTCGGAGACGCTGGCCTCGGTCGGCCTGTTCGTGTTCCGCCGCACCGCTGATGGCGGCCGGATGCGGGCCGACGACAATCCCCTGTACGGCGTGCTCCACGACATCGCCAACCCGCGCATGTCCGCCTTTGAGCTGCGCGAGTTTCTGACCCGCCAGCTCGACACCTTCGGCAACGCCGTCGCCCGCATCGAACGCAACGCGCGCGGCCAGGTGGTCGCCCTCTGGCCCGAGCCGTGGGGCAACGTCGGTGTCGAACGCCTCGCCTCCGGCCGGCTGCGCTACCGCATCACTGACCCCAACGGCGGTTCGTCCGTGCTGCTCGACGACGAGGTGTTGCATATCCGCGGCGCCAGCCGGGACGGCATCATCGGCCTGTCGCCGATCCAGATCGCCCGCGGTGCCTTCGGCCTCGCCCTCGACCAGAAGCGCACCGCCGACAGCCTGATGGAGAACGCCCTGCGGCCGTCCGGCCTGTTGTCGTTCCCCGACAAGCTCGGCAAGGACGCCCGCGAGGCGATGCGCGAGGCGGTGAAGGCCAACCACGCCGGCACCGGCAACGCCGGCCGGTTCATGATCCTCGACGGCGGCGCCAAGTTCGACGCCATCACGTTCACGCCGGCCGACGCCGAGTTCCTCGAAACCCGCAAGCTGTCGGCCCTCGACGTGGCCCGCGTCTACGGCTGTCCGCCGACCACCGTCGGTATCACCGACAACGCCACCTATTCCAACGTCGAAGGCGAGAGCACGGCCCTGGTGCGCAACGCCCTCGGACCGCTCGCCGCCCGCATCGAGCAGGCCATGATGCGGTGCCTTTTGTCCGAGCAGGCCCGGCGGACGCTCTACATCGAGCACGACCTGTCGGCGCTCTTGCGCGGCGACGTGCAGGCCCGCTTTGAGGCTTACCGGATCGGGCGCGAAATCGGCGCCCTCAGCCCCAACGACGTCCGGCGCCGGGAAAACGAACCGCCGATCGAGGGCGGCGATACCTACCACCAGCCGGCCAATTGGGTGCCGCTCGGCACCGTGGCCCAGAACGGAGGGGTTTGACGAATGGCCGACCATCTCGATCGCCCGCCCGCTTTCATGTCCGTTGCCACGCTCGCGCGGGAACTCGACGTGTCGGAATCGACCGTGCACGAGATGGTCCGCCGTGGCGTTCTGCCGCCGCCCCTCAAGCTGTCTTCGGGCTGTGTCCGCTGGAACTGGACCCAGGTGCAGACGGCGCTGAATTCTCTGGCCCCGAGGGCTGCCAACGCCGACGTTGATCCGTTCTTGGTGGGGGTGAAGCATGCCACGCAGGCGTAAGGACCCGACCATCGCCCTGCCTCCCGGCGTGCACCGCGTGATTTCGCGTGCTCGCGAGTATTTCTATTATCAGCCGGGACGTGGATCGAAGTTTCCGGGGCCGCGCATCCGTCTGCCGAACGATCCCCAATCGCCGGAGTTCTGGAATGCCGTGCGCCAGGCGCAAGGGCTTGGTGGCCCCGTGCCGACCGACACGATCAATGCCCTCGCCGATGCCTACGAGTTGGCGTGGCCCGCCCTGCCCCGCAAGCTCAGCGAAGGAACGCAGAGGACCTACAGGACGTCTCTGGCGCTTGTCCGAAAGGCTTGGGGCGACTTGCCGGCCAACCGTTTGCGGCCGTCCTATGTGCAGAGCCTGATGGACAACCTTGCGGAAACTCCGGGCAAGGCCAACAACACGCTCGATGCTCTGCGCGCCATGTGCCGTTGGGCCATGGGACCGCGCGAGCTTCTCGACCGCGACCCGACCCTTGGCGTCGCTCACTTCGAACCCGGCGAAGGGCACAAGCCTTGGACGCCCGAGCAGCTCAAGTGCGCCGACGAGCACTTCACCGGCACGCTGCGCCGCGCGTTCATGCTGATGCGCTACACCGGCCAGCGGATCAGCGACATTGTGCGGCTCGGCTGGACCGACATTGATGAGGGCGGATTTTCGCTGCGGCAGAAGAAGACGGGCGTCAAGCCGTGGTGCCCGATCTTTCCGGAACTGGAAGCCGAAATGGCGACGTGGGAACGCCGGCCCGGCCCGTTCCTGACCCAGGACAACGGCCGCCCGTTCTCGACGAACCAGCTTTGGAAGGTGTTCGACGCTGCCCGCAAGGACCTGCCGGTTCTCGAAGGCGCCGTACCGCACGGCCTGCGGGCGGTTGCCGTCATCCGGCTTCGTCAGGCCGGGCATTCGATCCCTCAGATTTCGGACATGATCGGGATGTCACCGCCGATGGTCGAACGCTATTGCCGGCACGCCGACCGCAAGGCCGGAGGGCAAGCGGTGCTGCTGGCGCTCGCGAAGGGGAAGAACAAGAACAGAACTGTAAAACAATGAAAAAATGCGAAACACTTTCGCTGCAATATCAACTGGTTATGGGGTATAAAATGAAGTGGAGGCTTCTGTTGCCAGGTGCCTCCGGACCCCGCCTGAAAGTGCTACCCCTCAGGACTTGATTCCCAGTTTGGGCACCGCATTACGCGGCGACGGCCACCGGAGCATAGTTGTCATTCGCAACTATAGGGTTAGCCCGATAACGGTGGTACAATGCCGAGTGAAAGAGCCGCCTTTACGCCCTCGTCGATCCTATTTCGCCCCCGCCGAAGCCCTCGGTCGCCCGAGGGCTTGGGTGGAGGCGCCGGGTACCGCCCCCGGGTCCGAATGGTTTATTTCGCAGTCCGTTTATCACCATAGCCGGATTGCTCCGGCCCGCCTGATATAGGGTGCCTGAACGCGTCTGTGAAGAGGGCATGCGCAAGCCTGACTTCCGCGTGGCTCCATTGTGCGCTATCCCTTTGGCTCAATCCGGGCTTGGCCCGCGACTTTTCCTGGTGGCCGATGCAGCAGTATCTCGATCTTCTCAACCGCATTCTCGACAGCGGCAGCGACAAGGCCGACCGCACCGGCACCGGCACCCGCTCGGTGTTCGGCCATCAGATGCGCTTCGACCTCGCCCAAGGCTTCCCGCTGCTCACCACCAAGAAGCTGCACCTCAAGTCGATCGTCCACGAACTGATCTGGTTTCTGGCCGGCGATACCAACATCAAGTACCTCAACGACCACGGCGTCAGCATCTGGGACGAATGGGCCGACACCAATGGCGATCTCGGCCCGGTCTACGGCCACCAGTGGCGCTCCTGGCCCAGGCCCGATGGCGGCGCCATCGACCAGATCGCCGATGTGCAGGACATGATCCGCCGCAACCCCGATTCGCGCCGGCTGATCGTCAGCGCCTGGAACCCGGTCGACGTGCCGAAGATGGCGCTGCCGCCCTGCCACTGCCTGTTCCAGTTCTACGTCGCCAACGGCCGCCTGTCCTGCCAGCTCTACCAGCGGTCGGCCGACGTCTTCCTCGGCGTGCCGTTCAACATCGCCTCCTACGCCCTCCTGACGGCGATGATGGCGGCGGTCACCGGCCTCGAGCCGGGCGAGTTCGTCCACACGCTCGGCGACGCCCACCTCTATTCCAACCACCTCGACCAGGCCCGGCTGCAGCTGACGCGGCCAACGCGCCCCCTGCCGCGCCTGCGTCTGGCGCCGGGCATCGCCGACATCCGCGACTTCCGGTTCGAGCACGTTGCCATCGAGGGCTACGATCCCCATCCCTCCATCAAGGCGGAGATAGCGGTATGAAACGGGCATTGTCATGTACACTGACGCTGCTGGCGGCCACCCTTGCCGTCGCCCCGGCCCGCGCCAACGACACCATGGCCGACCTCAAGGCCGGCGGCCTCGTCTTCGTCACCACCGACAACGTCGAGATGGCGTCCGAGGACCTCTATCTGTCGCCGCACGCCGTCAAGGTCGACTACGTCTTTCATAATTCCGGCGACAAGGACCAGACCAGCGTCGTCGCCTTCCCGATGCCCGACGTCGAGGGCTCGGGCGACTTCATGGTCTCGGTGCCCGACGATGGCGCCGACAACTTCATGGACTTCTCGGTGACCATCGAGGGCCAGCCGGTCACCCCGGAGATCGACCACCACGCCTTCGCCGCCGAGGTCGACGTCACCGCCCTGCTCACCGCCCACGCCATTCCGCTGCTGCCGTTCGGCGAGGCCACCACCGCCGCGCTCGCCAAGCTGCCGCCGGACGTGCTCGACGACTGGACGCGGCGCGGCATGGTGTTCCGCGACGAATACGACGCCGGTCAGGGCCTGGTCGTCGACTGGACGCCGCTCTGGCGCCTCAAGACCACCTACTGGTGGCGGACCACCTTCCCGGCCGGCAAGGATCTGCGCGTCTCGCACCGCTACAAGCCCAGCGTCGGCGCCACAGCCGGACTCGCCTTCGCCAGCTACGCCGACGACGGCAAGCCGCGCTTTTCCGGCCCCGATTTCGACCGCGAGCAGGCCAAGTATTGCATGGACGGCGCCTTCGTGAAGGCCGTGGAAAAGCGCGTCGCCGCCAACGCCAAGCAGGGCGACCGCGTCCTGATGGAGAACTGGCTGAGTTACGTCTTGACCACCGGTGCCAACTGGGGCGGCACCATCGGCAAGTTCCACCTCACCATCGACAAGGGCAAACCGGAAACGCTGGTGTCGTTCTGCGGCGACGGCGTCAAGAAGACCGGCCCGACCACCTTCGAGATCAACGCCACCGACTACTATCCCGAGCGCGACATCGACGTCATGCTGCTCAACGAAGACGAACTCTAA